ACCAAAATCCGTAATCTGCTCCAACGCTATCAGTCCGCTCTCGATGAGCTGGAGTATATCAACGGCCTCACTGCGCCTGAACTGGTCTATCAGTTGATGAACGCAGGGAGCTACAAGCACCGCACTCTCAAATCTATCTATGACGAGTATATGGCCAACGCCCATATTAAGGAGGGAACGGCCAAATCATACCGAGTGATTTGGAATAACATCACTCGCTACACTGGCGACAAGTTGCTTGCAGAACACGTCACGCACGGCACAATCCTCGGCCTCGACAAGCACCTCCGAGACCGTAAACTCAAACCAACAACCGTGAGGACAAATCTGGTCTTCCTTATGGTGCTGCTGAACTATGCCAAACGGTGCGGATATGTGCAGTTCCGTGTGGACCCGTTTGCAGGATATGAGCTGCCAAAGATGGAAGTGCGCCAATCCTGGCTCTCGGTTGATGAGGTCAAGAGAGTCCGGGACCTTGAAACCACAAAACCGAACATCACCAAATGTCGTGATCTCTTCATGCTCTCCTACTACCTCGGAGGCATAAACATGATTGACCTGCTTGACATAGATTTCAACGAGCAGTCCGACATCATTCACTATGTACGCAAAAAGACGGAACACCGGCCCAAGATGAACAAGTTTGTAGAGTTCCGTATTCCGGACGAGGCGAAGGTGATAATAGAGCGTTACAAAGGTAAGGACGGTCACATATCTGTCAGCGAGCACCAGCGCAAGACCAACTGCCACTACTTCTTCGATGTGAATATGCCGAAGCTGGCCGAGGCCACCGGCATAAAGCAACTCATCTACTACTCGGCCCGAAAGTCGTTCTCTCAGCACGCTTTCGACCTCGGAATAAGCACAAGCATAATAGACTTCATTCTCGGCCACCGGGTAGATAAGGGAGGCACATCACTCTACTCCTATATCAGCGTCACGCCGGACATGGCGACAAACGCCGTGCGTAAGGTTTTGGATAATCTGAAATAAAGTGCTATCTTTGCGCTATCAATAAGTTCTCCCCATAAAGGTGGCTTATTGGTTTGACTTGGGAGAGGGGGTGGTTCCCCTCTCCATTTTTTTAATCACTCTCCGGATATGTACTCGACATCCGAAACTGATATGACATTTGACAAGTACGATGAGATGAGGCTGCACATGGCCAAGCTATTCTCTGCCTCTATCATTGACTTTGATATTCCCATGCGCATAGCCATTCCCCTTGACAACGCAGGGATAAGGAGAATCGGAGACCTCGTGAGGCTCACCAGAAAAGATTTGCTAAAAGTACGCAGGCTCGGAAGCAAGGGAGCTGATGAGGTGGAAAAGATACTTGACGGATTCGGTCTGTCGCTTGGCATGGCCGTGGAATAAAAAGGGCTGCCGGATACGACAGCCCGGGAACGCCCACACATCATCACATACATCATCAGAGGCGTTCCAAAATCATATTACCGACATCGGCCGCAATTATTCACTGGCGTTAAAATTAAAATAGCCCCGTTTCACAACGAGGCTATTTCTCTATAATCAATAATGACCTTAAAGCCTTATTATCTTGCGTAAGGCTTTCATTAACGGCCTACGGAAAAGCAGGCCGATGCTCACGATTACCGCGCCTACAAGATACCAGAACGCGGCGAGTTTGATTTGTTCCATGATTGTAAATTCACGCTCGACTTCAACCGGGTAAGGCTGTGGGACCGGAATCTCTTTCTCTTTGACAGTCTCTTTGCTGCTTTGTGTGGTTGTCTGCGGTACATAAACCTCCCCTTGCAGCTTTCCGGGCTTGTTGGTTATGGAATGGCCGAGAGTTCCGTCCTCGTTTATCCATGCGTCAGACTCTGCGAGATCCGTTTCAACGTGGCTTGAGTCTGCGGCTGTAACGATCGTTTGCGACTGTTGGGGAATACCGAGCGCGACAGGCGTAGGAACATAGATAGTGTTTATGATTGTTTCCTCCCTCACGCTGTCGGAGTTGTTAAGAATGACCGGGGGTAAAGTCCTCGTTGCCTGCTTTTGCGTCTTACATCCTAAAAGAGCAAACGAAAGCAGGCATAAGAAGAAACAGAGCCGTTTCATCGCTTCAAGGATTTAATGTAACTCTCAACGCCGTTGATGTGGAGATCAACGATTGCTTTATGCCCTTCGGGAGAGAGCAGGAAATCACAGTCGGCTTTGTTGTCCTGAAACATCGACTCCGTGAGAACTGCCGGACACCGGGTGTGCATGAGGATATAGAAACGAGCCTCATAGTCGGGATCACCATCGGAATAATCGGTGCGGATAGGTCGCTGTTTGCTGTCGTAGTCGCCGTTTGATTTCCGTATGGGGAAATCCTTTATATAATCAGCGAGTGCTGTCTGTGCCGCATTGTAGAGATGCGTGGCAAGAATATCGGCCTTTGTCTGTCCTGGTGATGTGTAAGCGCACCACCCTCCGGCACTTTTCCACTTGCCGTCGGCACCGGCAGCATTGCAGTGAACGGATACAAGCAGCACGTTGGAGGTGCCGTATTGCTTGCAAATTTCGTTCACACGCTGGCATCGCTCTCCGAGGCTTATATCCTTTTCTTCAGGAACGAGAATCCGAGCATCATAGCCCATCGCACGACGGCGAGCAACGATATCCATCACGAGGTCGCGAGCCTTTTTATACTCCCGAAGGCTCTTATCGGGGGCGCACTTGCCGGGCGTGTTAATGCCATGCCCATTGTCATAGAGTTCTACTATCATTCTTCTTTGGGTTTTAGTTCTGATAAATCAATGTCGAAATGCCGGGAGGTCTTGTCGACGAGTATCTTCTGGAGCATACGCGCCCATTTGGAGCCGTTGCAACTCGACTCGTTTTCAAGGATGGACCAGAGCTGCCAAAAGCAGATTGCGCCGGCCGCCACTTTGGTAAGGTCGATAGGGAGTCCGTCGGTGATATGCTTCTGCATGAGGAACGCCATAATGATAAGAGTCCACGCTTTCAACACTGTCATTATGACCTTGCCGAAATGCTGAGATTTGAATTTCTTGCCGTCATCGCTCACCCTTTCGGGATGTGCTTTTCTGGCACGTTTGGATAACTGCAAGGCTGTGAAACAGTCGGCGAAAATCATAAGGGTGCAAATGATGAGATACGGCAATGTAGGTTCAAGGATTGCTAATATGGCTCCGATAGCCGTGAACACCCAACGGAGGATTTCAGAGATATGGTTCATGTCTTAAAGAATTAATGTTTCAGTAATGTAAAGAGAGAGCCGAGTGACGCTCCCACAATAGAGCCGAGTGCATCGGCTCCTATGTCGGACCAATCCCATTTATTTTCTATGGCACACTTATCGCCATACTCCTTGCCGACACCTATTGCACCGCCGGCAATAATACCTGCAAGAAGTGACTGGGAATAAGATGCCCCACACCATGATTCTATTACGGAAGTTCCGCAAGCGACAATAAAACACGCCACAAAATGTTTGATGATGTTTTGTTTGATTACCATAACTTTTATTTTTTTTCAAAATTAAGCCAAATGGTATGGCGATTTACCAAAATGGAAATTTTCTGAAATAAAACAATGGCTAATAAGTGTATTATTAGCTACTTATAAAAAACACGAAACGGCATAAAGCTAATACTTCGTGCCGTTTCTATTGATAAAGTGCCTGTATTTAGTTCTCCGATGCACTGCCATCCAAAATATCGTCAGATACGGTTCGGACCTCCATGGCGGCCGCAATTGCCGCTTCACGTTCGGCCTCATATGCGGCCGCCTCGGCATCCGTGATTTCGCGCCAGCATTCCGGCGAATCATTTACCCCGAGGTATACCTTGTCTGTTATGTGCCGCTCCATGGGCGTGACGTCCGCTGACTGTGTGAGCATGTGCCCTTCGTCGGCCACGAGCACCCGTGTGATGTATTCGTTCTGTGTCATGTCTATATGTATATTTTAAACTATTGTAAAACCTTTGGCCGTTATGGCGGCCATTTCTGACGCTGTGAGCAGCCTTTTGGTCATTGCATGCAGATGTATGGTGGCTGTCGGCATCCCTGCCGCCGCACGGTCGTAGCTATGCGTTATGAGTGTGTCGATAAGGCTCTGCCTGTTCTCGGCCGGGCCGCTGCCCCATGCCGGAAATGAAGTGAAGCGGTAGCGCGGCAGGTCGCTCTTTCCGAGGTTTATGATTTTGAGGAAGCGCAGTTCATTGTACGGATAAGCGGCCTCGCCGTACCCTCCGACGTTATAACTTTCGTTTCCGTCCGACGGGCCGTAATTGCCAATTACCATGGCACGGCCGAAGTCAAGCTGTTCCACACGCTGCACTTTCTGCGCCCGCCATAAGAACCCGCTGAAATCCTCTATGTGTGAAGCTTCGACAGTCCCGACGCTCTTAAGTTCTGAGGCATTTGAGAATACCTCCCGGAAACTCTTGGCCGCAGGCAGGCTGACGGCGCGTGCATGCTCCATCCCCTGGCATGAGCGGAACATATTATCGAATTTCTCCCCTTTGGAAAAATCCCATTCCGGCCAGTCCTTGATTCCGCTCTTGTAAAACGCCTCTTTAAAACTTGTGGCGCATGAAGTGTCGATTCTTGGCGCACGCGTCAGCATCTCGCATCCGTAGCATATTTGCTCCGCGTTCGTGTCGCCGTGCGGCGTGTTTATGCACGGGGCATAAAGCAGGTTCTTGCAGTTGACGAACAGGAATGCAGCCGACGGCGGCGTGGCTGCCGTGGCGGGCACGTTTATCTCGGGCGCCACCCATGGGCCGTCAATTCCGGCCGCGTCTTCGAGAGTTTCCGTCCACCCGTAGAAACATGAAATCTGCCCGCAGTTCTTGAACCCCCGGTTGTATGCGTCCGTCGCCGGCAGTCCGCGCGCCACCGCGTCCATCCAGTAGCTGTCCGGCTTGCGTTCGGCAAGTGTGGCAAGTTCTGCCTGCGCTGCCTCCAGCTCCTTTGCCACACCTTGCAGCTCCGACTCCGTGGCATGCAGGTCGTCGAGAGCCGAAGCGAGCGATTCCCGTGCGTTCGCCGCCTCCTGCCTTGCATTGTCGAGCTGTTCTTCGAGTGCGGCTTTCTGAATGCGTGCACGTGGACGGCCGAGGATTTTGTCTTCATATGCATGGCAAAGCACCCATGTGCCGTTGTCCGGATTGAACCATTCCACGATAATGATGCCGACGTCCCGGTAGCCCGGATTCGGAGGCACGTCCAATGTGATTTCCGGCACGTGGCCGCCGTCGGTCCATTCGTACAGCGCTTCGGTGGCACCTTCCGCTCTTACGCGCAGACGCGTATTGCCGGCCGGGGAGCCTTCGGGACGGAAGAACGAGAGCTCCAGCGGAAAATCGGGTGAATATGTCGTTATTTCTTGCATAATCAAAAAGTTGTGTGTAATTTTGTGGTGCATGCACCACGGGCTATGGCTCGCGGGCGCAGTATGGATTAGTGCTGCGGCTCGCATCCGCAATATGAGTTCGTGCTACGGCTCGACACGGAATCCCCCGCAAGGGGGATTTTTCATTTAAGGGAGAACCGGAACCGGTGCGATGCCGTCATATACCGGCCTGGAGTATCGTATTCAAAACAGGGGGTGTAACGCACGAAGAAAGGCACGGCGGCCTCGGCATCGTCAAGTGTAATGCGTGGCGCAGCCGGGCCGAACTGCGTGTGCGGTATGAAGGCCAGCACGAACGGAAATTTCAGCATGCGCAAAGCTTCCACGTCATCCAGGCCGAAGAACTCCCGTCCGTAGAAAATGCTGCGCAGGTGCGGATGGAGAAGCAGCGTAGCGGCAGCGTTCGAGTATTCAAGCGGGTTGTCAGGCGTTTCTTCGGCTCCGTCAAACAAAGTCGTGCAGAACGACAGCACTCCCCCTGCATCCACCTTTACGGCATCGCTTGAATGCGAGAACACCGTCCACCGACGTTCTGTGGGTCCGCGTCCGTTTCTGACCCACGAATTCCCGGCGCTCATTTTTGTACGGCGGTTGGAGCGTTTAAGACAGCGGAACACCACGGGCTCAAGCCCTTTGGCCATATACTGCTCCGCTCCATGCACGACAAGGCGGTCGGAATGGTCGATGGTAAGGTACACGTCTTTGCGTTGAACCAGCCACTGCAATTGTTTATGATGCTCCGTAGACATTAGCCCTGCTGCAAAAGCATTCGCTATTGGTATTTTTGAAATGAATCCGGTATCACAAATTTCGTTAAGAAGTATTTTATACGGGACTCTTTTACCTCCGTTAATCTCAAAACTGTCGTCATCACTCAATGAGGTTACTGGAGTGAGTTGCTCGATAGTACGAGAATTTGTACGGATGGCCGAAAGTACAGCGTTGACGATGCTTTGCAATTCGTCTTGTGTTATTGCCATACGCTATTTGATTAAACGGTTAATATTTGTTATTGCTAATCTGTAATCGGCATTATCTACGCGGCGGAATATTGCTTGATGCCGCAGTGTTAGTTCGGGATCTATGTTGACAACCTTCTGGAGATTCTGCGAGAACACAAAGCTGTTCAGCCCCTCTATCAGCACTGTCGTTTCCGGCACAGACGTATCTTTACGGGCGTATCTCTCGCCATCGAAATAGACATAAGTACAGCAGAGCAGGCGGTTGAGCATCTCTGCGAACCATATCGGACACCCCTCGCTGTTGCCGAGCGTGAATTTTTTTTGAGTTGAGTCAAGGCCATAGAGCTGCACGATGTCGGATTCATCGGTTATGAACTGCTCACCCTCTATGGCGAAAGTCCAGTTACTATCCTTGAACCCTCCTGGCACCCGGAAATCAAAGAATCTTTGCATACCATCAATGAAGAATACCGCGTCTTTACGGTGGCGGTTGTTGTTCATCGAATACTGAATGAGTGTTGTTTTCTCCAAGATGAGAGGGTCATCAGTTACACGAAATATGTTGCTTTTACCAAAGCCACTGATCTCAATGGAATAGTATCCGGGGGCAAGGCTGACCTCTGCAAAAAGCAATTTAGAGGTGCCGTTGATTTGCCAAGATTTGCTTTGAATCTGATACAACTCGATATGGTCCGGCTCCGTAAACACTTTTGCCACGACAGAATCACCTACACCGCCGATAAGCTCTATCAGAATCTCATCAGAGGTGGCGAATGTCTGAATATATTTGCTGTCAATCCCATCACGTTTGTGATGAGAGAAAAACAACGGTGTGAACGGACTCAATATCATACTTCAATATCTTTTACAATGAGTTTATATTTCACAGCCTCGTTTATACTAAACCTAAAGGTCGCTTCCAACAGATACCCACGATAGATTACTCCATTATGTTCGACTTCATATAGCGCTGTGGAGTCTATGGGCATATCAGTGTCACCTGACGTAAATTCGATTTCACCTGCTGTGAATAATTGGGAGGATAAATATAGGTCTGAATTGCCATAGGTTCCATCAATACCAATATTCGTATTGCCATCAAATGAAGCAAACTTTAAGGTTAGATTTCTTTTTATGGCTGACAAGTACCGTTCATTTGATTGAATACATTTGATAGGAGAATATTCACCATTAAACACAGTGTCAGTCAACGCGCCACGAATAGAAACACTCCTGTCAACCTCTAACCATTTTGTTTCTATTGTGTCCTCATCACCTCCGTAGTCCTTTGTAGTTTCTTTACAATGTACGAAGAATACGGTATTGTCACTTTTTGTGTCCGTTGTATCTTTTGCTCGTTTTTGAGCTAAAAATTCAAGGCCATAACAGTCTGCCCTATATTTGCTTACAAGTTCAATTTTCTTTTCAACCAGATCTACACCTGTATTATATTGAGCAGAAAAATTCCACTCATCACGGCCACATTCCGCATCATACTCTTGCTTCTCATAGCCCGCAATGACTGTTGACACAACAAAATCCTTAGATATACTATATCGCAAATCTCGTATGCCATTTACCCTTACTATGTTTGATTCTTGGAATAATGTATTTCGATGGACAAAATAAATTTTTTGAGAATCAAGGATACTTTGTTTTATATCTCCAGAATAAGATTGCAGTTTGTAATCAGCATCAAAGTAGCATCCTTGATTGTAGTATTCATCATAGAACAGGGTGTCAAGACGAGCCTTGCCGGTAATTGGGTCATTATATACATCGCTTCCATTCCATTTTGTATAAAAGTTGAGAGATCCATCGGCATTATAATCATCGCCGAGGACTGCAAAATAAGGTGTTCCTTCAATAATAACGACCTGTTCACCATGGCCACCAGGACACATACTATGGATAAGGTGATCTGTTGCAGATATAGGCCATTCCAAAGAGTATTCTTGGGTACGCTTGAACAATGATTTCTCAAGAGGGCCAAGATAGTATGTGTACCCGAATACTGCACCCATCCAATTGCAAAATTCTTGAAAAGAGGAATAGAATTTCGCTCCGGGAATGTTTCGGACACTCTCTGCGGCAAGAATAAATGTCTTAGATAAACGAGAGTCGCTGAAATCTATCTGAGGTTGCACATTGATTCTTCCATCGCAAATTTTATCTGCGAGAGCAGCTAAAACCGCCTCCGGACGGATTGAATCTATTTCAATGGTTTTTGCTTTGCTTAACCATTTCGTCTGTATTGAGGATTTAATGGATATAAACGGTTGTCTCAGTCCTCCATTTGAATTTATGTCGCACACATAGAATAGTGAAAAACATTGACCTGCCGACAAATTGCTCAGCTTAAATGTATAGTAATAAATAACAGTGGGGCATCCATATTACCAAACACCTCTCGAACCGTAACGATGTAGGTTCCCTCGTTCCCATTTTTTGTTATTCCCAACAGACATAACATATGCAGCAGACGCATCTTGTTTGCTGGTTCCTATTAACGCCCACGAATTAGGTTCTGCATTTGGATGCTTTCTTTGTAGAGCATCATACGTTGGAAACACACCCAAATATTTACGTGTAGGGTCTGTATTCGAGTAATAAAATACTGTGCCTAATTGTTGAGAATTCTGATTGTTTTTATTTGACTGCATAAGGAATATATAACAGCTATTAATTATATTCCTGTTGGCAGTATGGCCATTAGATGACACTCTTATCGTTATTTCAAGTTCACTCACAGAGTTTAATACTTCCAGAAAGCAAGACCCTTGCTCAGATGTTTGGTCTTGAAATAGTATCGGACTGTTCTCATAAGTTTCAGAATCTCCAACAATATAAGTTGGCAGTGGTGCAAGATTCGATGGATACAAGTCGACTTCATCACCATACCGATTATCAATGCCATTACCCATAATTTCGTGGGCGCAGGAATTAATCATTGCAACCCTATCATATAGCAATTTATCCTCTACGAGAATATCCTGCCCAACAACAAACTCATATTTAGTCGTTTTACGAGATTTGATGAGAGCCGCCAGACTATTGTCAATACAATTCACCTTGAGAATATGACTGTCCCAGGTTAACGAAGAAAAATCAAGCGGCGCAGAAAACCTCTCCTCCCACTCCCATCGGTCTGTTATGGTATAGAGGGAGAGTATGGCGCTGGCATTGAACCCATCACGCAGATACAACGCCATTATCATGTCATACGCCTCATTCACAAACTCAAATTGAGATGTGAACGAGCGAGTTATACCGCTATAATCTGCACGTTTATATGCACACTTCACCTCATCCCAATTCTTGATGCAGCGTTGGGGTATCTCATGCTTGGTGCCGTCTATTTCAATATAATATTTTGTGAGCATAGTTTTGGCCTTTTTCGCAAAAGTAAGGTAAAACAACGCCCGTTCATCCAAAAACCGAAAAAACCGATTTTCTGAAAAGGCGCAAAATGTGGTTTAACTCTTTGAGTTATCACATTTTGCGCCCGAACTCACTCCAAAACTGAACTTTTATGAGAGCATCTTTGATGGGCATATAACGGCATCTCCGGCGATATAGTCACGCTGGCCGATGGCCTGGTGCAAATGTGCAATCGCCGTGGCTATCTGATTGCACCCTTTGGTAAATTTGCCCTCTTCATTGACAATCATTATCTGGTCATCAGTGAGCCTCACAACCTCAATATAGCCATCGACATACTGCTGTATCTCTTCAAGCTGGAACTCTCGGCCTCTCTTGGGGGCCACTTGGCTTACCCCACACTTTTCAGTGATGAGGTAAGCATTGGTAGGTAGCAGTTCCATCAGATTGCACAAATGAGGTTCTCGACTTTGAAGCAGCGGAAGGAGTTTTTCTCGGTGTCGAAGTAAGCCATAGTCTTGTAGGATGGCTTGGTTACTTTCTTGCCGCCGAGGGTGGCGCCGGCGGGCACATTTTTGAGGGTTCCCACAGCCTTACGGATAGAACCGTCGGCTTTGGTGTAGTAGAATGTCACCACGCCCTCGCGCATGGCTTTCGCGAGGCGGTAGAGTTGCCACGCTTTTATCATGCAGATGCGCCACGCCTGCTTGGTGGCTTTCCAGAGTTGCCATGCATACTTCATCACTCTCACGCGGAAATTATTCTTCTTTTCCATAATTAAGGGGTTTTATTGGTTTGACTTTTAGATGTTTATTGTTTTATTTTCTAATGTAAAGTTAGCCATTATTTACAATAGACACAAACAGAATGGCCACCATTTAACGTCTAAAAATCACCATTTTACCACCTTAACATTTACTGACATTTTACAATTCCAACGACTCCTTCAACATCTTTCGCCCATTGCTGATACGGCTCATCACCGTGCCTTTCGGTATGCCGAGCATCCGGGAAATCTCATCGTAATTGTAGCCTTTCGCATACAGTACCACACATTCGATTGCCACTGACTTTCTCGCGCAGTCCCTGACGGCAGACAATATATGTGATAACGCCAGCTCCTGATCGGCCATGTAAGGCGAGGCATAGGAATAATCATCGTCCATTCCGGTGAATGGTACGCACTTTCGCCGGTTGTACTGGGTGATGTAGGTATTGTGCATGACTGTCAATGCCCACGGTCGGAAGCTCTTCCGTGAGTCAAACTTGTCTTTGCTCCTCAATATCTTCTCTATGGTTTCGCTGGCGAGGTCGTCTGCATCGAAGTCATCTGAATAATACTGGTGTGCCTTTCTTTTAAGCCAAGTCAGGTTCTCTACAACAAGACGTTAGATTTTCATCATTCCATCGTTTTGGAATGGAACATCTTGTGTAATAATCGGGCATCCTTTTGAGCCTCGATCCTCATGCGCCGGGCATTACGATGCATGCGTTCTATGGCACCGTCTATGTCGCTGTCACGATACGATAACTGGTGGCGGATAACTGCCAGTTCGGAGAGGATACGGTCGCATTTCCTCTCGATACGGTCAAGCCTTTTTTGCTTGCGCCCGTTGTTAAATCTGCGGTTGTTCATAACTCTTGCGTTTTGCAAGGAGTTACCAACGAGCCGCAGATTTATTCAGTAGGGTGTAAAAAAAGCCGTGCCACAAAGGACACGGCGGGGTTCTTTAATTTAATGAAGTCTACCCTCACGGGCAGGATATTTTAGAAATTGGCTGTCGCCAACTCGTGTGCGATCGAGTGAATAGCCTTCTGGAGTTTCAGATACTGACCCTCCCCGGCGTTAGCCACTCCAGACGTGTACTTGCGCATGAGTGAGGGGTTGATACCGGCCCTTTCTGCTACTTTCGACACATTTAAGAAGTCGAAATACTCAAAGAATGATTTCATGTCATAGTGGTACACAAACTCCAATTCTGCCGGAGATTTGCCCTCGGCTATGAGAAGTTCCTTGATTTCCTCATAAGCTTGCAACATATCAGCCTTTGCCTCCTGAGGGGTATTTCCATAACCAAGCAGACCGAAGTCGGGTACTTCCTCCAACATATAGCAGGAGCATCCGCCATCCTTTGCCATTTCAAAAACTATGTTCGCTTTCATCTGAGTGAAATTATTAAAGTCCTATGAAAAGGAGGTGTTTAAGCCTCCTTTATTCTTAACAACATTTATCCTTATTAAGTTATGAAGTAATGAGTGGGGGATTACTCCCCCAACTCATCTTTCGGAACTCCGACTGTCAGGATTTCTTAACCCCGGAGAGTCGGCGGACGCTGCGTTCGGTAGGAGGTGGAGCTTCCTTTGAACCAT